TCAAGTTTGGAAGCGCAGGCGTAACGACAAGAGAGATTGATTTAACTGGACCAACGGAAACAGGTCCGACAGGCGTACCAGCGGGAATCATAGGTACTTCAGTGAAGGGACCGGCTTTCGTTCCTCTCACTTACGGTACATTAAATGACTTCTTTGCAAAGTTCGGCCAGAGCGATTCAAAGAAATTCGGTCCTCTTGCTGTTTCTGAGTGGATGAGACGTGCAACTGCGGTTACATATCTTAGAGTACTTGGCGTCGGAGATGGAAAAAAGAAGGTTTCTTCTGGTCCAACTGCTGGTGACGTAGTAAACGCTGGATTTACCGTAGGTGAACAACTACCATCATCTACAGACGGTTCTTTGTCTTCTAATCCTTATGCAAATTCTAATGGCGTTCTTGGAAGGACTTACTTCTTGGGATGCTTCATGTCAGAATCTGCAGGATCAAGCGCTCTTAGCTCTGCAGGATTGCAGGGCGTTGGTAGCGTTAATGGCATCTTAAATGGGTCCGTTCCTCTTGTTAGAGGAGTTCTTATGGCTCCATCAGGAGTCGTTCTTCGTCTTTCAGCTTCAGCAGTTGGTTTGGATTCAAGCAAGCCAACATCAGGTTTGATTGGTTCAGATGCAACCGCAAAGGGAACATCACTCGGTTCTTTGGTTCTTTCTTCTGGTGGCGCTTCAAAGCAAGAGTTTACAATTCTTCTTAACGGTCACAAGGGAACAGACGCTTCATATCCAAACGTATTGACAGCATCTTTCGATGTGACATCTGCAAATTATATCAGCAAGGTTCTTAACACAGATCCTTACAAGATTCAAGAGGCAGGTCACTACCTCGCCGCACATTGGGATATTCACCCATCTCTTGCTGCGGTGACTGGTGTAGGAGCTGTTATAGCACCTCCAGTAAATGGAAGCGAAAGATCAGCATTCCTTCTTACGTCTTCTCTCGGCCGTGATGTTGGTTCTTCAACTGTTCCAAACTTTGAAGGATTCCGCGACAGATTCTCAAATGCAAAATCTCCTTGGATTGTTTCACAGAAGTTCGGTGGATCACCAGTAAATCTTTTCAAATTGCATGCCTTGGATTCAGGTGCCGGAATTTCAAATAAATTTAAGGTGTCAATCTACAACATCGTTCCTTCAAACGATCCAATAAACAGGTATGGTTCATTCAGCCTCGCTCTTCGTAGCTTGACTGATACAGATATCGATCCAAAGATTCTTGAACGTTGGGAAGGTATCAACCTTGATCCATCTTCTGATCGTTATATCGCGAAGGTTCTTGGAGACGTCAACGCATATTATGATTTTGATCGCGACGATGCGGCCCAAAAATTAGTGATTGAAGGAAACTATACATTACGTTCTCGTTATGTTCGCGTAGAGGTTTCTGATGACGTTGCAGATATGTCTATTGATCCTACTGCATTGCCATTAGGCTTCAGAGGCATAGCACATCTTGTAACTTCAGGCTCTGCTCCTTTAGCATCCCTCGGTGGAGTTGATTCTGGTTCACTTTCTTCAGGAACTGAACTAAGAAATGCAGTTGAACCTCCTCTTCCATTCAGAAATCATCTTAACGATGGATCTGGACTACAAACCCAGGTAAACTCAAAATATTATTGGGGCGCAAAGTTTGAACACATAACTAGTGTTTTGGAACAAAACAGTTCAAATTTACAAGATAAGTCTTTTAACAGCTTCACAAAACATTTTCCAACTCATGCAATTTTTAATGCAAATGTTATAGTTGGAGATAACTCCGGAGTCGCAGACACGGCTTCAAATGGTATTCTTGATGCAGATCGTTTCTGTAATAACTTGTTTACGCTTGAAAACGTGCAAATTCTCACAGGATCAAATGGAACAGTCGCACAAAATGATGATTGGCAATACGCATCTTATGCTAGAAAAGGTGATATCGTTACAAATGCCGCCGCGAAGACTCGCGCAATAGTAATAAGCGATCTTTCAAATTCTCAAAATCGTAAGTTCCTTAAATTCTCATTCATCATGCAGGGAGGATTTGACGGCGTTAATATCTTCAACCAAGATGAAAACGACATCAACAATGCCGCAGTCGTTGCAGACATGAATGACGCAAACAGAGGTCGCTCTTCAGGACCAAACGTTTCTGCGTACCTTAAGGCTTTAGAGGTTATGAGGAACACGACGAATGTTGATATTCAACTTCTTGCAATTCCAGGCATTCGTTCTCCAATAGTCACAGATGAGGCAATTAGAGCAACAGAAGAAAGATTCGATGCTCTATACATTATGGATATTGAACAAGTTGACAAGAATGGCGATTTGATTGATATTGCAAAATTAATAAAGCCTTCAGTAAGTGAAACAGTCACACAACATAAGGCTAGAAACCTTAATACATCTTTTGCGGCAGCATATTTTCCAGATGTTTTAATGAAGGATCCATCTTTGCCATCTAATACAGTCGTTGTTCCTCCATCAGTAGTTGTTATGGGCGCTTTAGCACTTAATGATTCTCTTGGATACCCATGGTTTGCACCAGCCGGTCTAACCCGAGGAGATCTACCAACGACCTTAGAAACAAGCATCCAGCTCAAGGATGCCGATCTTGATTCTCTATATGATGAGGACATCAACCCAATCTATGCTCCTTCTTCCACGACGAAGGGCGGGCTTGGACCAAAGGGCGGAGTAGTTGTCTGGGGGCAAAAGACGATGTTACAAACATCATCTGCGCTCGATCGTATCAACGTCCGTCGCCTTCTCATTGACATCCGTCGTCAGGTTCGCGATATCGCGCAAACAATCATCTTTGAGCCAAATCGCGAAGCAACTCTCGCCCGCTTCACGGCTGCAGTCACACCACGCCTTCAGAGAATTCAGGCCCTTGCTGGTCTCGAGAGATTCCGCGTCATCATCGATTCATCCACCACAACTCAGGCGGACGTCGAGAACAACACGGTTCGTGGTAAGATCTTCTTGCAGCCAACCAAGACCATCGAGTTCGTCAGCCTCGACTTCGTTGTGGCCAACAACCTACAACAAGTGCAATGAATAAAATCGGGTAAATTACCTAATAAATTTAGGTAATCAAATATCCAAATGATTTTTAAGGGCTTCTTGAAAGGAGCCCTTAATTATTTGTGGCGAAATATAGGCTGTGTAGATTGATGTACGACATAGTTATGAGCCATAAAGAAGATTGTATAAATGTCACAAGTTAAGTTTGATAGCGCAGGAATATCAGCACAGGATGCAGGATCAACGCTTCTTAAGCAAACAACCTTAAGCGGAACTCCTGCAATGATTGTAGGCACAGCGTTAAAAGGCCCAGCGTTCGTTCCGGTGTCTGTTGGATCTTTTAACGATTTTATCAATCGTTTTGATTATCCAAATATATCTGGATCCTTAACTGGCCGATTAGGAAAGACTACGAATTACGGGCCATTAGCAGCCATGGAATGGCTTCAAAATGCTCAATCAGTTACATTCATCAGAGTTTTAGGCGTTGGTGACGGAAGGAATCGTTTACAATCTGGAGATGTTAAAAATGCTGGATTCACTGTGGGAGAAGAGCAACCAAATCATATAACGTCATCTGGAACTTTAGGCGCAAATCCATACGCAAACGTTGGTGGAACATTAGGTAGAACTTATTTCTTGGGTTGTTTCATGTCGGAGTCTGCTGGATCAAACGTTTTTAGCTCAGCAGGATTGCAGGGAACTGGAAGCGTAAATGGAATCGGAATTAACACTTCCGTTCCTATCGTAAGAGGAGTTCTTATGACTCCATCTGGAGTTATTCTTCGTCTGTCCTCTTCTGGTGGAGGATATGATTCCTCAGCGCCAACTTCAACGCTTGTTGCTTCTGATGCTATTTCAAAAGGTACAACGTTAGGGTCTGTTCAATTATTTGATGATAACGGCAAACAATTACAACAATTCGTGATGTTGTTGAATGGTCATAAAGGTTCAATAGATTATCCTAATGTTATTACTGCATCTTTGGACATACAATCTCCAAGTTATATAACTAGAGTTTTAAATATGACGGCATCGTTGTTGCAACAGGCAGGTCATTATTTGCAAACGCATTGGGATATACATCCAATAACTGCATTATTGACAGGAACGGGAGTCGTAAATTCAGGTGCAGAATCTCCAAACGATTCATCAAGAAAATACTCCACCGAAAGATCAGTGTTTCTTATTACTTCATCTTTGTCCCGTGACACAGGAAGTACAACAGTTCCAAATTATGAAGCTTTTAGAGATAGATTTTCTCACGCTTCAACTCCATGGTTTATTTCTCAAAAATTTCATGGCAAACCATTAAATTTATTTAAGCTTCATTCATTAGATGCTGGCGAAGATGTATCAAAAAAATATAAGATCATTATCCATGACATAATGCCATCCAATAATGAAACAGAATATCCATATGGAACATTCTCATTAACAATTCGAGACATTAACGATTTTGATGAAATAATGCCTGCATTAGAATCTCACGTTAATCTGAGTTTAAATCCTTCATCTGATAGATACATCTCAAAAGTAATAGGTGATGTTCACTCATATTTTGACTTTGACAGGCCTGACAACAACCAAAAATTTGTCGTAGAAGGAAACTACGGCGTTAAGTCTCGTTATGTTAGAGTAGAAGTTTCGCAAGAAATTCATGACGTTAGCATTCCTTCAGAAGTATTGCCTGTCGGATTTAGAGGGATATCTCATATTGTAACATCTGGTTCCTCACCATTAGCTTCATTAGGTGGAATTGATGCATCTGCACTATCAAATCCTAATTTCTTGAGAAATGCCGTTGTTCCGCCTATTCCTTTTGCTGATAATATCATTACGATTAATAATGACATGCAATATGCTTCTTCAGTTCATAGATGGGGAGTAAAGTTAGAGCATGTAACAAGCTTAGCAAATCAAAATGATTTTAAATATTTTAATGAATCAATAGAAAGTTTTACGAAGTATTTCCCTACCAATTCGATGACAAACGTCAACTTCGCGGTGTCAGACAACCAGGGAACTGCTGATACGACACAATTAGGAATAATTGATGCCGATAGATTTTGCAACAATTTATTCACATTAGAAAACGTGAAGATAACTACAGGATCAAACGGATATTCCACAAAGCAAAACTGGAAGTTAGCAAAATACGTTAGAAATGGTGAGATCAATTCAGACGATATTGGGAAAACTCGTAGAGTTTGCATAGATGATTTTAGAGATACAACGAGCAGGAGTTTCTTATCGTTCCAGACGATCATGCAAGGAGGTTTCGACGGCGTTAACATATTTGAAGAAAATGAATCAAATCTGACAAATGCAGCAGTCGTAGCAGACATGTATGATCCTAACAGAGGAAAATCATCAGGCGCATCTGCTGCATCATATTTGAAAGCATTGCAGATCATCAATGATACTTCAATATTTGATATGCAACTTTTAGCAATTCCTGGTATAAGAGCGCCTATCGTCACTGATGAAGCTTCTTCAGTTGCAGAATCTAGATATGACTCATTATACGTCATGGACATAGAACAAGTTGATAATGATGGCGATCCAATAGAGATATCAAAGACTTTAGCGTATAGCAACGCTCTTAAACCTGACGTTCAAAAAACTATAGATTTATTTGTTTCTAGAGGATTAAATTCTTCATTTGTTGCTGCATATTTTCCTGATGTTTTAATGAGAATCGACATAGATCAATATGGAACAGATTCAATACAAGTTCCTCCTTCCGTCGTCGCCATCGGTGCGCTTTCATTAAATGACGCGATAGGACAACCTTGGTTTGCTCCTGCTGGAATCAATCGTGGCGCTCTGAGATCAACCTTGTCCCCGATAGTAAAATTAAAAGAACAAGATCTGAACTCGTTGTATTCGAACAATATAAATCCCTTGTACGCTCCTACAAATGTAGGAGGTCAAGGTTCTGGCGTTGTCGTGTGGGGACAAAAGACATTAACTAAAGCGATGTCTTCTTTGGATAGAATTAATGTCAGAAGATTATTATTAGAAATCAGAAGACAAATTAGAGATATTGCAATACGATTACTCTTCGAACCCAATCTCGAATCTGTTATAAATAGATTTTCTAGCGAAGCCGGCGCCCGGTTGGCTAACATCCAATCTCTATTTGGATTACAGAGCTTTAATGTCAAGATCGACACGTCATCTACAACACAATCCGACATCGACAATCACACCATTAGAGGAAAAATTTACGTTCAACCTACAAGAACTTTAGAATATATGTCTTTAGAGTTCGTTGTGTCAAATGGTTTAAGTTCAGAAATATAAACGTTTAATTCAAGAACAAAGTTCTCGCATCCCCATATTTTTACAACGCCCGCAGATTCTGCAACCTGCGCTTCAGTCAATCCTTCAGACGAATCTGCCTTAAACTTAAATCTGTTATACCTTTTCTCAAAGTCTGTCCACCAAAACCTTGGTGGAGTTTTTGAAATTTCCTTAAATCCAGCATGTCTATATCCGTTGCCAGTTCCACCCCAACGGTGGTCAACATATGTTACGATTTTCTTATAACCATTTTCATTGGACCATTTTTTGACATATTTTATGAGTCTGCCAAGGCCGCCTTGAACATTATGATTCAGCTTAGGACAACATCTTGCTATTTCAATAGCATCATGCTTCTTATGAAATGGCTTTCTTATAGATATTCCATAAACTATCTGTCCTTCGTTATCAAACAATCCCCATGAGTCTATAGAAACAATATCGCCATCTGCATGATTCTCTTCAAAAAATATTTTTCTTTCAGTTTTCGTTAACTGTCTTACGGCACATTTTCTGGCTGCAATTGTCTTTTGTGCCATGCCCAACCGTGAGAGAATCATGGATTGAATAATGTTACGTTTATCTCTCCATTCATCTTCAAATATATGTAGCAAATTAATACCAGATTGTTCTGCGGTCAACGTCTTGTTATTATGATATCCTTGTGTCTTATTAACGTGACTATGCCAATACAACCCGTTGTATTCTATTGCAAATTTTTTATCCTCAACGAAGATGTCAAGTTCAAGTCCCCCTAAGACTTTTCTAACATTTCTCGATACCGTGAATCCCAATGATTCAATCCATTTTGCTATCTCTTCTTGTGCTATAGAACCGCCTGGAGAACAAAAGAAACATTTTCCTCGTTGTAGGCTTCTAAGAGATCCCTGAAACTGTTTTTCGCATCCGCTACACTCTACTACAATGATCTTTTGCGCATCGTTAATATAATTTTCTAACCCACCAATAACTTTTAATTGTCCTGTTTTTTCAATTCTTTCTTTTATTTCATCGTGAGGCAATCTTTTTAACTGGTCTAGGTGTTCTCTTATATGTTTTTGTTTCAATTTTAGCGAAACTTTTTGAGACATCGTCTTGATTCGATCGTCTGTTTCTTTCGATAATCCTTTTGCCCAAGGAATAATTTCTCCCATTGCAAACTTATTCTTTAGATTTTCTTTAACATTAGCGATTCTTGGATCCGTATCAGACGTTAATCCTTTGTTCCAAATCTTAATTGACCCATTGTTAAATCCCTTCTTTCGACCCACCTTTGTCGCGGCTGCTCTTTCTTTAATCCTGTCATCTGTTTCTTTCGTTAATCCTTTGGACCAGCCTGACTTGCCCTTCAAAGATTCTGATCTTTTTCTGGCGATTTCTTTCGCTGAATCAATATCCATCATCTTGTAAATAAAAGCATTATGACCATTTATGACAGTGGAATATCCTTTCCACCACCCATTCCATTTCGTTTCTTGATTACAACCGCATGCGCATTTCTTCGGCCCCCCGTTGACCTGATTCCATAGCTGTTGCGACGTGATTCCATGCGCTATTTCAAGGTGACTTTCAAAAGACGTTAATCTCTTTGATTCAAACAGATTGCACAAAGGACATTGTATAACCTTCAATTCATTCTTACCCATCTGTTCTTGCGCTTCCCTTACCCATAATATATTCTTAAGTTGATAAAAATTGTTGAAAAAAGATCTTAGCTTTTCATATAGGAATATTTATCAATACTCACCCCTATAGGAGAACACCACAATGGCTGAGACACTAGACGTTACATCAATGATTCCAAACAAATTCGAACCCAAACGAAAAAATCGTTGGGTTCTGATGATCGAAGGTATTGACGCCTACATCATCAAGACCGCGGCACGTCCTCAGGTCACGACAGAAGAAGTCCCAATTCCATTCATCAACTCAACGCGTTACCTCGCAGGTAAGACGACATTTAATGCGATGAACGTAACACTCCACGACCCAATCGCTCCATCAGGTGCACAACAGGTCATGGAATGGATCCGCCTCCACTTTGAGTCTGTTTCCGGTCGTTCTGGCTACGCAGACTTTTACAAACGTGACATCCAATTGAAGATGCTTGACCCAGTCGGCACAGTTATAGAATTATGGGACATCAAGGGTGCATTCATCACAGATGCAAACTTCAATGAAGTTACATACGAAGATGGTAATCCGGTTGAAATTGCTCTAACACTTCGTTACGACAACTGCGTACTGCAGTACTGATACAATAAAAAATCTTTATCAAATCATAAAGATAATTTCAATTACCTCTATGGCTTTATGCTGTGGAGGTAATTTCGTTTATGCTCTTGTTACAAGTTTATTTTCATGTGATTTTTCTTTGTCATTATGGTTTTACATTCGATTAGAATGATTACATAATGTAGTAATTCACAGGAGACGTATGTCGGATAATAGAGAAATTAAGAATTCAGTTTTCACACAAGGTGCTCCAGCCGGTCACGATAATCGAATACAATCAATTTCGCATGCAGACGCCGTGAAAGCAGAGTTTGGTTTGGACATTCCAACTGAGCTTGTTCCTCTTCCGTCAAATGGGAAAGTCTATTCTTCTGCTTCTTCATTGAGCGGAAGAGAGACTGTTGAGATTCGTCCAATGACGGCTCGTGAAGAAGACATCTTAACAAGCAGAGCCTTGCTGAAAAAAGGAACAGTTGTTACTGAATTGATTAAATCATGTCTAGTTGACAAGACTATTAACACGCTTGATCTTCTTGCTGGCGATCGAAACGCTTTAATGGTCGCAGTTCGCATTACAGGTTATGGAGCTGATTATACTGCAGAGGTTCCATGTGGCGAATGTGAAGCAAAGAACAAGCAAACTTTTAATTTAGCAGAACTTCCTCTTAAACGTCTGGAGTTAGATCCAACCGTCGAAGGCCAAAATTTATTTGAGTTTGTTCTTCCGCATACAAAGAAGAAAGTTCTCTTTAAGTTCACGACTGGCCGCGATGAGGAAGAATTATCGGTGCTACAAGAAAAGCAAAAGAAGCTTGGATTAAAGACTGACAACTCTGTTACAACGGCTCTTCAACAAGCGATTATTTCAATTGACGGTATCGAAGATAGAGCAAAGATTGTTAACTTTATTAAGATGATGCCGGCACGAGATTCATTAGCTCTTCGAAATTACATTCGTCAGAATGAGCCTGGTGTGACTATGAAGCAAGAGGCTGTATGTCCAGAATGTGGTCATTCAGAGGAGGTGAACATGCCGCTTGGTGTTAACTTTCTTTGGCCTACATCCTGATAACAAAGCTGACGTTATTCTTGAACCAATTTTTATATTGATGTATTACGGCGGGTTTACTTATAAAGAGGCATACAATATGCCTGTTTCTTATAAGCGATGGTTCATCGATAGAATAAGCAGAGAATTGTCAAGAACTAGTGACGATGGTCATGCGCAATCCAGGGCCCTACATGATAACTCGCCTGATGTTAGGGCTTTATCTGGACATGCTCGAGCAGAAACTCCTTCTCGTTTGCGTAGATTTACATAATTTATCATCGAGTCTTTTAAATATTGGCATTTGTTTATTTCGTGGGTGTAGATATATGCATGGCGCATCATAACGAAAAATCTTCCATTTCTTTAGGCCAAATGTCAGGTAATGAGACAATTAAACGTGCGTTGTTTGAAGCAATTGCATCATGGCTTGTTGATTCAAAAACGACAGAAGTTAATTTGATCGGAACGCCAGACCAAATTGGTGTTGTTCGCAAAGCGATGATAGAATCAAAAAAGTTTCAAGATGAGCTTTCAAATCCCAATTCGACTATTGATTTAATCTCAGAGAGATTAAATTCTAAGTTAATGGCTGCTCATTCATTTGAAAGTACTTTCGGAACGCAATGGTTGCTTTGAAACTTTTCTGGTGATATAAATGGCAAAGCGAGGAGGAAAAACTGGAGGCGGAACGCCTCCGCCAAATACAGTTCCTGATGATGTCATCTCGAAGCTTGCTGAAAAGCAAAAAGAGGCTATGGAAGCCCTTCGAAAAGAGATGCAGGATTTTAGCGAACAATCTAGCAAATCTTTTGAGATTGCCGCAGCTGCTGCTGCGCTTTTTGGAGATAAATTAGGTTCTGCAGCAGAGAAGTCAGAAACTTCTTCTCAATCTTTGGACGGTCTTACAAACTCTTTAAAGAAGATGGGAAAAGCGCAAGATGATGCAGCTAAATCAGCTGGATTTAAGAAAAAAGGAGGAGGTCAAGACGGCCAAAGCAATATTTTTGCGCAGATTGATCAGTCTTCTAAAAAAGCGAAAGTTAGCGTGACTGCTTTTGGTGTCGCAGTACAAGGTCTCGGAAAAATATTCAAGGCTCTAACTTCTTTTATAGGAGGCGCATTTGACGTTATCAAAGGTATTTTTTCTTTTGTAGCTGATGTTGCGATGGGCATCTTCGATTTTTTCAAGGGGATTTATGAAGGTCTCTTTGAGATGGCTCAAGAACAAAGAAAGTACGCGACAGAAAACCGGCGCGCCGCCGAAGAAATTCGTGAAAATTTCGGGGATATTTCAAAAGGTACTGGAAAAGCTGTCTTAGATTTTGGAAAGTCATTAGCTTCTGCTTCTATCGCCGGTCTCGGCGCGATGCAAGTATTCGAAAATGCAGCTGAAGCAATAAGGTTTGCGAATGAAGTTGCTTCAGCTGCTCCTGCAGCCTTCGATAAACTTCAGGACCAGTTTAAGGGTCAAAGAGGCGCCAACGTTGTCGGGTTTGCAAAGGGATTAGGGATTTCCACCGAGCAATTAGGCAAGTTGATGGGCGTCGCAATTTCTACCGGCAGGACCATGGAGGGTCTTGGCACTGAGATGACTAAATACTCGAAGGGTCTTTCATCTCGTTTTGGTGTTGATTCAAAACTCATATCTAAGTCGATGACGAAGGCGATGTTAGATGTGAAGCACTTTGCCAATGCAACAGTCAAAGAAATTGGTCAAGCTGCGGTATATGCTCATAAGCTCGGCGTTGAACTGTCGGATATCACAGGCATTTTGGATGCATTTGACACGTTCGATCAGGCAGCAGAGAATGTATCAAAACTATCTCAAGCTTTCGGCGTTAACATCGACACTATGGAGTTAGTCAGCGCAAAAACCCCTGCAGACGCGCTCGCCAAAGTCAAGGCGGCTCTTGATGCTGCAGGTAAATCAGCTGATCAAATGAATCGTCAAGAGTTAAAATTGTTGGCATCGACCGTAGGAATGGACGAAGCTACTGTACGACAGACATTGTCTAATAAAAATCAAGGTACTTCTCTTGAAAACATCAAAGAAGCTGGAAACAGTGTAGAGAAGCAAATGATGTCTACTGGACAAGCCTTGAAAGAAGTCTCACAAGACATAAAACAAGTTGTTCGTGAACTTCAAACACAATCTAAGGGATTCTTTGAAACGTTCCTTGACGGATTTTATGAAGGTGTTGCAACTTCTTCAGACATGCGAAAAGTTCTTGGAAATCTTCAACAAGCGATTGATGCTGTCTTTGCAGCAGGTAGACGACTCGGCGCGATATTTGTAGAAACATTTCCAGGCGTCAAAAAGATGCTCGATGCATTGGCAAGCTTCTTTAATCCATCTGCAGTAGGAGGAATGTTCAATGGATTTACTGATGTATTCGGTAAATTTTTCAAAAAGTTACAATCCGGAACAGGCGATGTAAGAGATTTATTTAGTAACCTTTGGAAAGAAATTACACAATATTTTACGAAACAAGGTCCTGCCGGTTCAGAATTTCTACAAGGAATAACTGAATTTTGGAATGCAGTAAAACAAATAGCTGCGACCGCAATAACCGCCATAGGAGACCTGCTCGCCGATGCCTTCACGGCGATAGCTGACGCAATTGAAAACGGCGTTGATACTTCAGGTGCAAAATCCGCTGCAGGAAAATTACTTGCCGGCGCGAAAAAAGAATTTTCTCCTATTGGCGATGCATTCATGAATGCATTTGTGAAAATTAAAGAACCAATGATGCGGATCATCGATCAGATAATGACGTACCTTGGTGACAAGTTAAAATCGTTTTTTTCAGAATATAAATGGGAAATTTTGGCCGTCACTGTAGGCCCACAACTCGTATCGCTGATCGGTTCAGCAATCGCTACATCGTTAGCAACACAGGCTACAGCATCGGCGATTAGTGGAGCCCTTGCTTCATCAGCAGCGCCGGCCGCGGCAGCAGCTGCTCCTGGTTTTATTTCGGCACTTGGAACCGGGTTGATGGCTGCAGTGCCTACTTTTGCAGCATGGTTTGCTTCTATCGGCGCAGCGGCTACAGCCGCTGCCCCTGCCATCGCAGCTGCGATGGCACCCCTCCTTGCCGCGGCGGCAGCAGCCCTTGCAATCAAGGAGGCAGTGGACCAAGCAGGCCAGCTCAAAAAGGAAATGGCCGAAATGGATGCACAGGCAGCTGCTGCTCAAAAAGACATTGCTGACGCAGCGAAGTCTGGCGGCGTTCAAGCCTTACGCAACAAAACAGGTATTAACGCGCAAGGTGATATTGAATTAAACGAGGCCGAATTGGAGAGCATGTATGAATCTCAATTTGGAGAAAAAGTTTTTGTATGGACAGAAGACAAAAAACTGAAAATAAAGCAACATTTACAAAAAGTATATAAAGACAATATAAAAGTCGCGGAAATGGTAGATCGTGAAGCTAAAAGAAATGCTGGGAAACCAGCACGACCCACCGCCGCCGCCGCCGAAGAACAAAAGAAAAAGGATTTGCAACAAGCAGATGAGATGTTTAAAAAGACATCAGCTGAAATGGGATTAACCACAGTTGACAACGTTGAAGAAAGAATAAAGAAAATTCAAGATATTGGAGCAAAGCTGACCGGCGGAAAAGATGCATTTGAAAAGTCCATGGATAAGATTCGTGAAACATTAAGTTCAATGAATTTCTCTTTATGGACAAACCCTCAGGATGAAGAAAAATTTAAATTAAGTCTTGTAGGATTAACGCAGATTACCACTTTTACAAATACAATAACAACCTCTATTGCAAACCTTGATAAAGCAGGAGAACTCATGGCCGGCATGGGAGATGCTAAATCAGGAGTTGTCGGGAAATTTATAAATGGATTCGACGCTTTTAAAGTCGGGTTTGCAGACTTACTTTTGGTGTTTGCTGGCGGTAAGCTATCTAACGGGAAAGAGGTAAATAAATTTGAAATAGCTGAGTTCGCAAAGGAAGCTATTTCAAATGCGTATACGCATGTTAATTACGTAGAAATTGCTGTAAGAAGATTCTCTGACAGGATGAACGTATTAACTAAAACCATTGGCAAACTTTCTGAGTCAAAATCAAAATTTTCCGACGCCATGAAAGATCTTTTTTCTGGAGATTTTACGACTAATCTTTCCGTTTTAGGGGAATTTATGGGTCCTTCAAATGATCAAGGCACTAGTCTTGTTGATCGATTAGGAACACCTGCAGACATAACTGGTCTTGAAGAAAAGGCAACTGCATGGGGCGAAAGTGTTGCTAAAATTCTTCAAGTGGTTTCAGATAGTTTGTCCGCAGACATCACCGAGTCAATTAACACATTGCTTACTAGCTTGTCTGACTTTAACACAAAAATGGGAGAAGCTCTTGCCGGAGGAATTACAGCAAATATTCCAGTGAAGGTAGAAACTGATGCCGGCGGGAAAATGAAGGTTGCAAATCCAGCTAAGACAGTAACGACGCCCAACGGTCAGATGAAAATGGAGTTCCATTTTAAGATTGAAATGAACGCAAGAGAACTTGAAAAAGTCTTGGTTACCTCGAACGATTCCATCGTCGTTACCACGCTTAATGGGCTCGCGGACAAAGGTCCTGGTGCCAAAGTGCGAGGAATTCAAAATCAAGGAATAGAGGTCGTCCCGCCTAGCACATGATAACATCTAGAAATAAACCATGAAAATAGATTCTAAGAATGAATATTTTAAAAAGCTGAGATCAAAACCTGAATATCTTGCGGCGCTAAAAAAAGTTTCCAGTGCAGAAGAGCGTCGTCAGATTATTGCTACAGTTGAACATATTGCAGGCAATTTATTTGAAGCGTTGGCTTTTGCTGCCGGCACAATGAGAGAAGATCCACAGATTGCGCTCCAAATCTCAGAGGCGCTAAAAACGGGTGATGGCATAATTAAAGAGAGTGATGGCATGCCTATCATGTCAGGTTCGAGGGGCTAAGAAATCGAATGTCAGGAATTAAGACAGGTGCACCAGGTTTCGTCAATCCAGTTGATGGTAAGGTTTACACCGTCGACACAGGCGGGTCTGAGAGCCCTCCTACCAATCCAATTCTAGACAATCCAGATCATGGCGATATGACGGTTGATAAAACCGTCAAAGACATTAGTAAGGACACTCGAATAACTCTAGGTAAATACCTCAGTGAGACGACGAAGGGTAAGGTTGGCGCTTCAAAAGGTGTTCCTAACAAGTATTCAGTTGATGCCCCCACGCCGTCGACACAACAAGGAACAATATCAGACGAAAAGGGTTTCCCTCTTCCTCTAGCGCCTTCACAAAATTCTGAAAAATTTGTTGATAATTTACCAAGTTCTTTTTCAAAGAATTATCCTGCGATCAAAGAAAGCTTCAAAAAAGGCAAGGCGGAAGGTGCGATACCTGATGGCAACGCGCTTCTAACTGATGTCGGTGATCAGACATCACCAATTCATCCGTACGTTGACAATTCAATCGCATCGAATGAGTTTAATCCGCCGGCCCCGTTCTTAGCTCCAGAGATTGATGTCACAAATCCGCAGCCTGCGACATTTGAAGCCAAAATCAATGATTCAAACGTTTTAGGAAACTATTCAGAAGCTGAAAAAAATCCTGTGACGTTGAACGACATGCGCCACAAAGCTTCTTCTGTAACTTCAAAAAATAAATTTCCAGTTGATGGATCAGACGAAAGTTTGATTCCGTTGACTGATCCAGTGACTGGGTTTCCAACAATAATCAGCCCTGTGGAAACAAACGAGAATTTCTTTGCAAAAAGAGAAGACGTCAAGCCGCTATCAAGCGATCCAACTATCACAGGATTTAATAAAGGAAAAGGCTCTGCACCGTACGACGGTAATAATCTTTTAAAGAACGTTACAGGAAATTTAGATGTAGCTAGTCCGGGAGCAAAGACGGCAGCGTATTCTAGCGGACAAATTGCCGATGACGGAAGCTCTGCTTTAGATTCCCGCGGGACAATTCAAGGTGGGACAGGAATCGATTCCGACAATCCTTTGAACGCATACGTCGGAACTAGAGGTGATGCGCTGTCTAACATGGCTTTAAAAGGTAGATGGGCTCCTGGGATGATCAAAGGTATAGGCGCAACATTTAATAAAAATCTTAAGCTTGCAGATGGCACGGAAGTGCCTCAATTAAAGATGGCTGCAGTGGGCATTGGATTGATGCAAAGAGCCTCCGCGGAAATTCCTGCGTGGACCTCAAGTGCCACCTCACCGTTTAATCCGTTGGGAAATGCAGCTGAACTTGGAGCAGTGTTACCTTCAGTTGCCCAATTAGGAATCTTAAAAGTTAATAATGTATTATTAGAAGCAAAAAACGTTCTTTCATCTTTAGACGATGATGCAGAATTTGACACTGGAGCTTTAACATCTATCGCGCCGTTTGATGGTCAGTCGTGGGGAACGTTAACAAGCCCTTCTGAGCCGTTCGACGATCCAAGTAGCATAGGTCTTAGCGTCACGATGTCTCTTTTAGTCCTTGCAATCAGCGAGCTTCTTGGGGCATTTACCGACGTTAAATATGAAAAAGTAATTACTAAAACGTCGTCTGGAGAACGAGTTCTTGGTTCTTATAAGTTTGTTGAAGATCCAAAACGAATTGGCAACACGTCTTTAGACATCGGATTGGCAGGGTTTAGGAAAACAAACAATACGTTTGCTACTGCCGTGGGCGTAGGCGCCCGCAATTTCTTTTTAGGAAGAGAAGGAACGGAATCCGACGCCGAGACCCGCATCATCGATGTAACAATAGGAACTGGTGTTGATTCACTTGTTGGCGAGGGGTCTGCAGTAGGAGCAAACTTAGTCATTGCAAGGACGATTATTCGTTCAGGGCTAATAATGGCTCAATACTTTCAAGACATCTACAAACGTGGAACATTAAACGCCGTGGCAGGTGCGAAGACAGCTCTCGGAATTTTAAAGGTTTTTAGATCTTCTAAGCTCGTGTCCGCAATTAACGTTTTTGCAGGCTTAGGAGATGTCATATTAGACCGCAGAAATCTGCGCGGCCAAAAGACAATTGATCCAAGCGGAAACCCTATAGATGTCTCTGGCTTCGATGCCGCCGACGCAAGAGCAATTGCTCATTCAACTGTCAGAAAAAGCAGGCTAACTAACATAGCAACTTATGATCCAACCCTCGCATGGAGTTCGCAACGAGCTCCTTCGATGTACTTGGTACCGAAAAGTATCAAAGGACTCCAACTTTTGGACAACGATCAAGAAAATGGGTTGGGATCGTTTAAAGGAGTTTTAGGGTTATCAAGAAATAAAGCGAGAGTCAGACTCTATGACCCACCAGCCGATAAGGGAAGAATCTCTAATGAAGATAGAATTAACATGGAGAAAATTCTTGATGCAGAGTATGTTCCTTTTTATTTTCATGACGTTCGTACAAACGAAATTGTTTCTTTCCACGCATTTTTGTCTTCGCTGACTGATGATTATTCTGCATCATATGAAACCGTGGAAGGCTTCGGCAGAGTTGAGCCCGTGAAGATTTATAAGGGAACAACTCGTAAGATAGGAATGAGTTTTGTTGTAGCAGCCACGAGCGAAGATGACTTTCAACACATGTGGTTCAAAATCAATAAGTTAACGACACTTGTGTATCCACAATATACTGCCGGCCGCGATCTAGTCGGAGACAATTATCAATTTAAAGCGCCATTTAGTCAAATGATTGGATCTTCTCCATTAATTCGTATAAGGTTAGGAGATGTGCTGCGTTCAAATTATTCAAGATTTGCTCTTGCTCGTCTCTTTGGTGCAACTGACGGTGATGCAACTCTTCCAAACACACAAACATCAGAAGCCGTGAACGCTGGCGATGCAATAAAGCTAGATTTTTTGAATAAAGATCAAACGACTCTTCGAGATGCTGAGATTAAAAAAATTAACGAAACAAACGCTGCGACTGTGACCGAGTTTAAGACTAAAACAGATCAAAAATATATCGGAAAAGCATTAAATACAACTAAGCTTTTAGAAGCGCTGAAACAAGATGAATTTACTAAAAACTATCTTGATCCAGCCGCGATTGTGAAAAAGGCTACTATCGTTGGAATATTCACCGATGATTCATATAAAGTTTCATATGATTATGAAATACCATCTGTAGGGGAGATAGCACAAGGTTCACCCCCACAGGCTCCTAACGCCTACACGGCTGAACGTATTTTTAATATATCTGATTTAGAGCTTAGCGATCTTCTTGATCCTAACACGGTTACGATATCTCCCACCACTCAAGCAACTTATGGCGAGTTAACTAATTTCATGGATCCGAGAGGTAACGCAATCGTAAAATCGTTCGAATCTGCAGGAGGAAAAGGACTTGCAGGAATGATAGAATCTATGAATTTTGATTGGTACAATCAAACAACATGGGGAATAGATCCTGATCAAACTGCTCCAAAGATGTGTAAAGTGACAATATCATTCTCACCAATCCATGACATCTCCCCTGGAATCGACCACCAAGGATATAACAGGGCTCCAATTTACCCTGTTGGATCTGGAATGGCCTCATTCAAAAAATAACCTAGAGGTAGACAAATAAGGACATCATGATTTATGGCCACATTTAGTCGTTATCGT